CCCTTGCCTTGTGCCGAGGTTGGAGATATTAAAGAATGTCTTAAATGACCCACATTATTTTCTTGCCTAAAATGACCATCCTCTCTTTCAAATAACACTTTTTCTTGTGAGAGTTTACTGTTTATATAGTAAGGGTCTTCTTCATAAGCACCCTGAGTTCCTAATTTAGAAGTAAAGCTATCAAACATAGTTCTTCCAACTCTTTGAGCATAGTCTGCATCATCATCTGGCTCGTATTCTATTTCGCCTCTGTCGAAGGCATCTTGTGTTGCTGTTACCTCTGCTTCTCCATAACTATAAACTTCTCTATCCACAACTGACCCATCTGGTCTAGTTACAATAAAAGTATCACTATCACCCATTTGCAGTATACGATAACCAGTATTTCTATCCGTATAAACCATTTCTGGATTGCCTCCATAAGTTCCTTCTGCTATGTTCTCAATAACATTGACTGCATTATCTCCAAAATATTTTTGAGAAATTTCTGTCTTGTCTAAGTCTTCTTTTTCTTTTGCTCTAATATCAGATATTGCATCAATATAATATTGATTTCTGCCTCTATCTTGTATTGCTTGTCTTCTAGAAGGGTCAAACATATCAATTTGTGCTATGACTGATTCATAAGGGGGTATTTTTTCAATAATTTTTTCAGCTTTTTTTTCTAATTCAGTTATCTCTTTTCCTGTTAAAACTGCATCTTTTGCAAATTGTTCAAAATTGCCTTTAGGCACACTAAAGTCTAATTCATTATCACTATCTCTTTGTAATACTTTAAAATATAATAGTTCATTTAACGGATTATTTGGAGTGTTTTCTGTTATAAACTCTTCTGCATTCTCTATCTGAAAATCATAATCGCCACTTTCTCCGAAGGGTATAGCTTCTCCTTCATCAAAATCTAAATTTACTACTAAATCATCAGAGGTTCCACTTGTGGTTCTTTTTTCGACTACAAACTCTGGTGTATTTTGACTCATATAATTTTTAATATCTGATAAACTTATAGAGCCTTGATTATTTTGCTCTGAATTTAAAAAGTCTTCTAATCCAGAGTGTTTCAACTCATCCTTTGAAAAATTACCTCGTTTTTTTAATGTTTGTAAAAATTGTTTACCAGTAGCTTTTTGTTGCAAAGTGTCAATGGCTTCATTTAATCTTGATTTAAAAATTGTTTTTCTTTTGTATTTATCACTTAACAAATCTTCTGTTGATAATTCACCTGTAAATTCTGTTGGTACATTGTCTATGTTTCCTAATTCTTCTAAATCCTCTGGTTTTTCAGCAATAATACTTTCAACATTTAT